TTTTGATGCTGTAGTCAACTGGACTGATGCAAACGGGTTCGTTACGATTACAGGTCTTAGAACCGCTATTGTAAGCTCTGAATACGAGTACAGCGATATCATTTTCCCGGTGGCTGTAGACATCACGTCTATCAATACGGCTAAGTTTACGCCTTACGTCTATATCTACGGTGGTTATTCCGGCATTGATGCCGTATCCTTCCGTATCCCTATGCGTGATATCAACGGGGATATCTTGTCGCTCACTCCAGCGTCTATTGTCAACGCAGCAACACAAGATGACCCAGACATTAACTTGACGGGAGGCGTTAGCAATACGCTAACCTTTAGTGATTTTGATGCGTACATTGACGATACAGAGGTATTCCGATTCTTAGGTGGTACACGTTACTCGGTGTCTATTGGTCTTGAGCTTTCCGCAGGAGAGCTTACAGTAGACCTCTACACGACCAACGAGACCAGCGGAGGCAACTTCCAAGCAGCAGCACTTGCTACTTCGCAGTCGTTTACGCAGGTAGATATCCGCAAGCAGCGCATCTTTGGTTATGAGTGGTCTGACTTGGGTCTGAAGGTTACAAACGCAGGCAACCTGCCTGCTATTGCTGGCTCCGATAACTTCACATTCAAGGAGAGCCTTGGAAATAACGAGTCCTACACCCCATACGACCTCTTTATTGAGGTTATGCAGCGCTTTGGGTTGAGTCTAGTGTACGATTACCGTTCGGGCGAGCAGAAGTTCATCTTTGACAATATGAACGATGTACGGTCCTCTACGGCTATTGATATCAGCGATTACGTTGACAACCTAAAGGAGTACGAGATTAGTGCTGCTCCAGAGAAGTACAAGGAGATTGAACTCAACAACAAAAACTTTGGTGGCTTCTACGACAAGTTTGATAACGAAATCGTAGTGGGTAGTTACAAGGGTGAGCTTAATGCTGACGGAGAGGGTAACTTTAAGATTGACTTCAAAGGAGGTCTCATCAACCCAATCAACAAAACGGTATGCGGAGATTCGTTCTTCAACGACCCGCTGCTGATTCAAGACGGTCTCATCTCTTTGCCCGAAGCAGGACAGATTAAGAACACTATCCTTGAGTACGATAAGATTGGTCTTCGTTTCTTCTACCTGAGAGCAGCAACAAACGCAACGACACTTCGGTATCCAGTATTCCGCAGAAGGAACGACTATGGTCAGGTTATTGACCAGAACGTATACAAGACCATAACTACGGTGAAGCTGCAAGGACGCACCATCAACGGAGACTTCTCTACAACGGACCTTCGCTTTGCCGACAAAGACGGGAACACCTTTGATGCATACGACTATTTGCTAGACACAGAGCGTTTCAAGTCTAACGGACGTGCTAAGATTACCTTCTATGCAGCGTTCCCAAACAGCTTCTTTGTTGGTGGGTATTTCTTCAACCGAAAGTTCACGCTTTCAACGGGAGAGACCATTATTGTTAAATCATTTACTGATGCTAAGATGTATAATCAATACATCTACGGCAAAGTAGAGGCAATTTTTGTAGATTAAGTTAATGGCTAAGACTTACAACGATTATCCTATTGCAGCGACCAACAACGCCAAGAAGGCGTTGCGTTGGAAGGAGGAGTATGGGAATGAAGTAAAGGGCGGAACGATTGTCGGTTGGACACGTGCCAATCAACTTGCTAGCCGTGAGTCTTTGTCGGAGACAACGATTGCCCGTATGGCTTCGTTTGCTCGTCACCGTAAGAATGCTACCGTAGACCCAAAATATGCTTCTACGCCTTGGAAAGACAGAGGCTACGTTGCTTGGTTAATCTGGGGTGGCACTTCCGGTGTCAATTGGGCTATCCGTAAGATGGAGCAAATCCGCAAGCAAAAGATGTCCGCACATACCCGTCCAGAGGACAAGGAAATGATTGACGGCATCATTGATATGCTCCTTCAGATTAAAGACCTTGAGAATCGTTTGGAAGTTGCTATGCAGCAGCTCAAGCAGTTCAAAGAGGACGGTATTCCCGTTAATGAGGATGAGTTCCTCAAGGCTGTGAAGGTATGGTCTCAGGAACTTAAAAAACACGATAAAGATGTTTAAACTTCCATTATATAAAGTAGTCCTTGGCGAGAGCGAGGAGAGCGGTATGTTCCGCATCTCTTTGGTTAACCGCCCAGCAATTGAAGAAGGCTTCATCACCCTGTCGGAGGAGGAGAAGCCTGCGTTTAAGTTTGCTAACGAGGAGAAGAAGCAGGTGGTAGGTCCGATTATGATTCCGGATATGCCTATCTACCGCAACAGCCCTATGATGGGCGAATACAATATCGTATTCCCTAAGGATACGATTGAACAGATTATGTACAAGTACAGCAAGGATGGCTTGTTTAACTCTTTTAATATTGAACACGCCCTTGATACGCAGGACGTGACGATGCTTGAGGTCTGGATGAAAGAGACCGACCAAGATAAGAGTAACTCATACGGTTTTGACCTTCCGGTCGGAACTGTATTCGTTAAGGCTCAGGTTGAGTCTGACGCACTTTGGGCTGATATTAAGTCCAACGAACTTAATGGTTTTTCCATTGAGATTAAATCCGATATCGTAGAACAAAAAATGAGTAGTGAAATGGATTTCAAATTCGCTGTAGAACTTGGCGAGCGTATCGCTAAGTTGGAGGCTATTGTATCTAAAGTCGCTGAAGACCACTCTGCTGTTATGGAACTTTGGTCCGAGACACAAGAGAAGTTTTCTGCTGCTGAAGAAACAGAGCAACCACAAGAAGTAGCGGAAGAGATGTCTGCTGAAGAGCCTGCCGTTGAGGCAGCTCCCGTAGCTGAGGAAGCTCCTGCCGTTGAAGAGCCTGTAGAGGTTGCTTTGGCTGAGGAGACTCCAGAAGTTGTTGAAAATCAGGAGGTTGAACTTTCCGCTGAAAATCAAGAGTCAGAAGAGAACTCTGTTCAGGAGGCTGAATTGGCTTTGTCTGCCGAGCAAGAGGGTGTTGAGGCATCCGCTGAGGAAGCAGTTGAAGACAAGACACGCAGCTTTGAGCGAATCACTTCAGAAAAAGTAAATATGATTGACAAGTTTTTTGGCAAGCGTTTTTATTGATTATTTGTAGATTAAGTTAATTGATTAAACTTTAGATTAAAATGGCAATTTCTGTTGCAACTTTGGACTGGGGCAACCGCACCCCCGACCTCTTCATTGATTCAATGGTGAAGAGCGCACAAGTGCTGGACCGTTTCCGTCTTATTGACGGTGTTAAGTCAAAAGTTCAAGTACCCATCTTTGATGCTAGCTTGACTTTTGGTTCTGACCTTTGTACGTTTGACGCTCAATCTTCTGCTTCTATTGACGAGAAGGAGATGACCGTTTCTACGTACAAGTGGGCTTTCTTGAACTGTAAGAATGTTCTTGAGTCTACCTATCGTTCTGTATTGCTCAAGCAAGGACAGCACAACGAAGAGACTATGGATGCTCAATTCAAAGATTGGGTATTTGATTACTTCGCTAAGTTGTCTGCTCAGAAGGCTTTGGAATTGGCTGCTACCGGTATCACTACCGAGTTGGCTGCTGACGCTGCTGTATTGGACTACGACACGAACGCTGCTATCTCTTCTAGCAACATCCTTTCTTTGATGGAGGGTGCTTACGAGACGATGAGCGCTGTTATGTTGGCTGCCGTTTACGGTGACGCTGACCGTGCTTTGAAGCCCGCTTTCTTTATGGGTACTGCTGCTATCCAAGCCTACCAAATCGCTATCGCTGGTTTGTACACCACGACTGCGCAAGGTGTTGTTGAAGGTAACATCCCTGCCTACTACGGTATGGAGGTTATCCACTTCCCTTCTTTGGCTGCTGGTGAGTTCTTCATCTCTGCTCCTGAGAACTTGGTGATGTTGACGGACGAGTACAATGACGTTCGTGCAATTGATATGAAGTGGGAAGCTGAGTTGTCCTCTGATAAAATCTGGGGTCAGTTCAAGTTGGGCTTCTCTTACCTGAAGGGTGAGGAGATTGTCTACGCTAAGAACTTCGCCTAATTAATAACTAATGGAAGGGGGTAACACCCCTTCCTTTTAAAAAAGTATAGAAAAAATGGGTTGTACTGTAGATTTCTCAACGACTGCTGATATCGCTTACTCTTGTGATGAGCTTTCAACTGGTGGTCTGAAGACTGTTTACATTTGTGACAAGGCTGACTTGGACGCAAATGGAGACTTCACTGTTTCTGCTGGAGCTGTAACCGTAAACAGCGCTACTGGTCTTGTTACTGATGGCGTTTCTTTGGTTGCTCTTGGCTTTAACAATAAGGATGGTTTCTCTAACTTCACGGACGTTAAGACTGTGAACGCTGATGGTTCTGCTTCTGCCGTTCCTACCATCCAGATTGAATTCATCCGTATGGGTTCTACGTTGCGCAACACTCTTGAAACGATTGCTAAGCCCGGTGCTGAGTTGGTCGCTTTCGTAGAGACTGCTGCTGGAACGTATCATATGGTTGGTTATGACTTCGGTTTGTACGCTGGTACTGTAGATGGCGCTTCTGGTGTCGCTCGTACCGACAAGAACCGTTACCAATTGACCTTGGTTGGTGATGAGAACGTGTTGGCTTACACGTTGGACGCTGGCAACTGGGCTAAGGTTAGCTTGTAATACACAGGCTTTTTAACTCAAGGGGGAGGGGGAATCCCCTCCCCTTTTTTATATTTAAAAGATGAAGTCAATACGTAACGGTGTAATCAACT